TCAGCCGGCTGCGGTCAGCAGTGTTTCCGGCGGCGCTGACACCGTTTCACGCGGCAGCTCGATGACCTGCGCCACCGGCAAGTGCGGCTGCACCCACTGCGCCAAGTGCGCCGCCGAGAGGTGCGCGTAGCGCTGCACCATCTCCAGCGTTTCCCACCCGCCCAGCTCTTTCAACACCTGTAACGGCGTGCCGCGCTGCACGTGCCAGCTCGCCCAGGTGTGACGCAGGTCGTGCCAGCGAAAATCGCTGATGCCGGCGCGCTTCAACGCCTTGCGCCAGGCTTCGGTCACGGTCTGATAGACCGGCCGACCGTGGTACACGAACACACTGTCGACGAACTCGGGCGCGCGCTTCTTCGCGCGCTGGCGCAGGAGCACGGCGATCGCCGTATCGGACAGCGGCACCGTGATCGCCTTTTTCGCCTTCGCCTGGTCCGGATGAATCCAGGCGACGCGCCGCACAATGTCGACCTGCGACCACTGCAACCCGGTCACGTTCGAGCGGCGCAAGCCTGTCTCAAGCGCGAAGCGGGCCATGTCGGCCAAGTGCCCCGGCAACTCAGCGAGCAACCGTTCGGCCTGGGCGGGCGTGAGCCATCGAATCCGCTTCTGCACGACCTTCGCGCGCTTCGTGACCGGCACACGATCCAGCCATTCCCACTCGACGGCTGCGTTCAAGACGGCCTTCAGCACGCCGATTACCCGCGTCACGGTGCCGGCGCTGACGCACTCATCGGTGGTCACGATCCCGTGCTTCGTGCGGATCACCTTCGGTTCCCTCCGTTTGGCGAGGGCGATAGCGTCGATGCGGTTGCGGTCGATGTCGGCCAACGCGACGCCGGACAGGTGTTGGTCAAGCCAGCGAAGGTGCGTTTTCGACGTTTCCAGGCTCGGCAGCCCTTCGCGATCGCCGACATAACGGACAACCGCATCGTTCCAGGTATAGCGGGGCTTGTGGCCGAGCTTCGCCTGGTTCCACAGCTCGACCTTCAGGCGATCGTAGAACTCCTGGGCCTGCGCTTTGTTGCTGGTGCCAGTGCTGCCTTGTACGACCGGACCGCCACCAGGCGGGGTGAGGCGGTAATACCAGTTGGGACTGCTACTGCGTTTATAGAGCGACATTTTTTAACTTCCTCCTGCTGATCGCCCTGCACAACTCGCGGAATCCATTCTCCGGCGAGGTAGCGCTGCAGGGCAACCGTCGAAAACATCCAGCGCTTACCGACCTTGCGGCCGGGCAGCTCGCCGGCCTTCGCCTTCAGGCGCACCGTTTCGGGATGGGCGCCGAGTATTGCCGCCGCACCGAGCAGGTCGACCGTGCTCGTCGAGGCCGCGTCCATGTCCCGTGCGGGGGGAGCACACGCAGCGCAACTAGGGGATTGGGGGCTAACGCCGAATCTGCTCATAACTGATTGAAATCATTGGGTATTGCGCGCCCCCATTTGCCCCGAATGACGCGGGGCACGCGTCCTGACTCGGGGCACAAAAAATAGGCAGCCGTTGCGAATGGGGGCAAAACGGGCATGACTCGGGGCATTGCGTTTGAGTCGATTCCTTGCCTCTCTTCGTATTCTTTCTTCTTCTTTTTCAATAAATTAGAGAGAGAAGAGAAAGGGGCGACGGCGGCCGGCGCAAAAATCGGACTAGGGGCAAAACCAGCCTGAATAGGGGCAAACGGGACGCCACACGGGGCGGGTGTCTTCTCGACAATCAATGACTTACGCGCGAAGAGGCCCGGAATCCCCGAGTTTTCTGCGCTGCCTGCCCGTTCCCTGTGGAAAAACGGGTCCGCGCGGCCCCTCTCCCTCAAGGGCGGCGTAGTTGCCCGGCCGTTTCGACTCGCGGGGGGGACGGGGGGAAGCGGACAGCACGGCGGCCGCGTGACGATGTGCGCCGATTGCTGCGCGCATCGGCGCACGCACCGGAAACCCGAATACAGGGCCGCTACGCGGCCGGAAAGATTGAAGGAAGGAGTACGGCCGCACGGCGGCCGCATCGGCTGAGAGGGCGTCATGCTGCGCTCCCTTGCAATGCGTCGGTGGCCAGGTCTTCGCGAATGGACACGTGCAGGCCGAACGCGGCCAGGCGTTCGAGGGAGATCGGCGTGAGGTAGCGCACGCGGCGCGTGTAGATGCGGCGTTCGACTTCCTTGTCGCCGACGATGACGCCGGCGTGCTTGAGCTGCGCCTTGAACACGCGATCGGATTTCACCGGCAGGCCGTTCCATTTGTCGCGTAGCGCGCTCGTATGGGCGATGTGGTCCATCACGTGGCCGGTGTTGATGAGCAGGCAGAACTCGCCGTCCACGGTGTCGAAGGTGTACGGGTGCTTGTAGTTGCCGCAGTCCATTTCCGACAGCGCGGTTTCCATGATCCATACCCACGGCTCGCGATCGGCGCTGGTCTCGGCGATGTGGCCGTTCATCTCGGCGAGCAGGTCGCGCGGGAAGTCGCCTTCGCTCGGGTCCATGCCGGCGAACTCGCACAGGTAGCGCCAGGCGAGTGCGACGGCCGCATAGTTGCCGGCCATCCGCTTCGCGCCGTCGTCCTCGCCGCTGGCGCGGCAGTTGGCCAGCGCCTTGTCGCGCAGCGTCGCGTATTGGTCGGACACGGTGCGCTTGTCCAGGCCGGCCAGGAACTCAAGCCACTGCCGAACCGGGAAGCGAGGCAGGTCGTCGGGCATGAGCGGGCCGCGCTTGCCGGTCAGCGTCGTGCGGACGAGCTTGCCGAGCAGGCTGCGTACCGGTACGTCCTCGCCGGCCAGCATGACGGGCGCGCACAGCAGGTATTCGGTCATGTCGGTGCCGCGACGTGTCACGGTGTACTGGTAGTTTTCCTGCAACAGCCCGACCGCCTTGTCGATCACGTCCTGCCGGCGCGCGGACAGCTCTTCCCATCCGACCGGGTGGCTGGTGTGGCTGATGCTGGTCAGCAGCCGGAACTCGGTCTGCAGTGACTGCCCCGAAAACATCGTGAACGCGAGCGAGCGCTCGAGCCGCTTGATGAGCGTCGACTTACCGGCGCCCTTGTTCGCCTGGATGGTGATGTGCGGCCAGAACCCGAGCAGCGCCTTCAGGTGGCCGCCGAGCGCCCACACGAGCGGGATCGTCGCGGCGTTCTGTTTGAACGTCGCCTGGTACGCAGCGATGACGCGGCGCGCGTCGCTGGCCGGCCCGGTCGGGAAGGTCAGGTTGTGATACGGGCACTGCTTGTCGGCTTCGGTGAAGTAGCAGTCCGGGCCTTCGTTGACGATCAGGCGGCCGTCGCGCCAGGCGAGCCCGACGAAGTTGGCCGCCTGGCGCGCGCCGAGGTCGGCGCCGCGCTCCAGGATGTTCACCATTCGCTTGAACGGCGCCGGCGACCAGATCGGGCCGAACTTGCCCCACTGGTCAACGTTGTGGAGCTGGTCGTCGAGCATCACGCGGCGCACGAGCTGCGCGCCGTGGCGGGGCGCCTGGACCGACACGGCGAAGTAGACGGTGGGCGCCTGGTCGGCGTCGCCTGTCATCGTCGACGTCGCACTCGCAACCGACACGCGGCTGATGCCGGCAATGCGGAAGCCGCACAGATCCGTTACGACCGGCGTTTCAACGCCCGATTCCTCGTTACGGTCCATCTTCGTGATGTAGCTGGTGAAGTCCGGCCGGACACGGAAGCGCCAGTACTGCGCGAAGTCGTGCGAGGGCAGGAAGATGCGCGGCCGGCCGCGACGCGTGGCGTCGCCGGCCAGGCCGGCAATGAGCCAGGGCTCAAGCTGGTCGAGCGCGCGCTGCAGATCGGCCGGGCCGCGCAGTTGCAGGTAGTCGTTCACGTCGTTGATCGGCTTGACGGCCTTCTCGCCGTCCGCGAGATCGGCCAACCAGCCGGCCTGGTCGACGAGCATCGCGCTGATGTTCAGCGCCGTGAGCCGTTCGTAGAGCGCCCAGGCAGCTTCCGGCCCAGGCCGGCGGCCGGCGCGCGGGTGGCCGTCCGCGAACGGCTCGTCGTTGTCCAGGCAGATCAAGACCTGTTTGCCGCGCAGGAACGTGAAGTCGATGCCGTCGACGTTCGCCAGGCCGCGCAGCGCGAGCGCGGCCGCGCCAGGGATCGCGCAGGTGTCGATCGACAGCGCGTTGATCGCGCTTTCGACGATGAACACGCGCTTCGCCTTGTCGAGCCGGCGAGGATCGGCGGTCCAGCCGTAACCGGCCTTGTCGCCCTGGGTCTGCGTCTTGACGCCGCCGTTGAGCGCCGGATCGACATAGCGCATGTCGACCGCAACGACGCGGCCGTCGCCAGGCGCGCGCACGATGAACGCGGCCGCCGGGCCGGCGTGACCCACTTCGCCGGCCGCGACCTTCGAGCTGGTCCACGTGTTGAAGCCGAGCGAGCGCGCGGCGATCGCTGCGTCGATCGCGGCTGCGGAAATGCCGCGGCCGACAAGGTATTCGCGCACCTGGTCGCGCTCGGCGAAGCACCGATCGGCAATGTATTCGACGGTCGTTTTCTCGCGGCGCTCGGTCGGCGGCTGGCGGTCGAGCGGGATGCCGTACGCGTCGTGCAGGTAGCGCACCGCGTCGGCGACCGTGCCGCCGCGCGCGTGAATGACCAGGTCGATACACGAGCCGCCGACGTCGGCGCTATGGTCGCGCCAGCCGGTGCCATGCTTCGGGTGGTTCATGTAGATCGACAGGGATGGGCTCTTGTCTTCGTGGTGCGGTGAGTGGTAGAGCGCCTTGTCGCCGCCGCGGCCGCGCTTCATGCCGAGCCGGTCGGCGAGGTCGTGCAGGTCGATGCGTTGTTTCAGTTCGTCGATCGAGGCCATCGTTATTGCTGTTGCTGTTGCTGTTGCTGTTGATGGAGGGAGAGGGCGGCAGGGTTGCCGGGCGTCGCAGGGCTGTCGACGAGCGCGCGGAGCGCGCCGGCCGACGCGGGGAAGGCAAGCGCCAGGCGATCGCCAAGGACGCTGACGAACAGAGCGAGCACCGCGACGCGCTGGAGGCCGCCGGGTTCGTGGTCGAAGCGGAGAACGTCGGCGGCCGCCGCGATGGAAGCCGCAAGCGCGGCGTCGTGAGGGGTGGTTGAGTGCGTCATGCTACGGCGCCTCCGAGGATGTCGTGATGGTTCTGTTGCAGGCGTTGAACGGCATGCTGCAGCTCGTAGCGCGAGGTCGTCGCCTGGTCGAGCATGGCGCGCAGGCGCTTGCGGTTGCGTTCGAGATTCGACGTCGCGTTCGCGAGGGCTGCGGTACGTGTCGCGCCGTGGCCGATGCGGATGCCCGATATCAGGTGCGTGACGATGCACTTTTCGGGGTGGCCGTCGTGCAGGTGCGACTCGGTATGAATGCCGAACGTGGCGCCGGCGTCGTTCGGGATAGCGACGTGATCGCCTGCGACAGTGCGCAGGCCGGCCGAAGTCAGCAGCTCGTAACGAATGGTGGGCTCGTTCGTCATCGTGTCAGCCCCGCGGCGGAACGGCCCATGCCAGCGCTGCGACCAGGACGATCATTGCGACGACGCCGATTACAAAAGCGATCGGCCGGGCGAGCCGAACGTCGAACAGGCGCAGCACGTCGGCGGCCAGGTAGTAGGCGCCGGTGAGGGAGAGGGAAAGCATCAGCAGCACGCCGATGCTGAAAACGTAGGGCTTCATGGTGTGATTCCAGGTGAGTGCGCCGGCGGCCGGCGCGGATGGGTCAGTCGAAGTCGTTCGCGGCGCAGCGTTTCCCGTCGACGGCCGGCAACTCGGGCGCGGGTTCGCGATCGCGCCATACGTTCGCCGTGCATTCGAAGGCGTGGCGGGCGGGCGGCCGGACATAGGGCGTCGAAACTGCCGACCATGCGCAGGCGGCGCCACATCGCGCGCAGGTCGAGGTCGGTGAGGGGCGCGCGCATCGGATCAGTGCAGAACGATGGGCGTCAGGACAGGCATGCCGGCGTCGGCGTCCCAATGACAGCCCAACACGTAGCCGAGCCGGCGGGCGGTGCCGACGAACAGGAACGGATCCACGTCGGCGCGCCACAGTGCGCGCAGGTATTCGCGGCGTTTGTCGAGCGACAGGCGGGCCGGATCGAACGGCATAACGACTGCGGCGGAAGCGAGGGTGGCCATGCTGACCTCCTTTTTTCGGGCAAAAAAAGCCCCTCGCGCCGGATAGGCACGATGCGAGGGGAAAACAGGGGAAGGGGTTTAGGGCGCTAGACGGGCAGTTCGAGCTGCTCGACGAGACGCTCGCGCACGTTTGGCGAGAGCGGCAGGTTTAGCGACAGATTCGGGGTCGCGGACGGCGACAGGGTGCGGGCGAACTCCATGTTCACGACGTATGTATGGCCGCACTCGACGTTGTTGCACTGGTACGTGACTTCCCGGAAGGTCTGGGACATTTCGCGGCTGCTACGCGCGGTCGCGCGCGTGCGGCAGTGGGGGCAGCGATTCAGGATGCGCATTTCGGCTTACTCCGGACGAGATACAGGGCGCGGCCGCGACCGTTCAGTTGCTTCGACGTGAGGCGCAGGCGACGCTTCACGAGCCACTCGGCGGCCGCCTCGATCGATGGGAGGCTGTACTGCTGCCGCACACGTTCCAGCACGTCGCGGTCGGCGTCCGAGAGGGCAATTTCCGTGCTGGTTTCGGGCATCGGTGGAGCTACTCATTGTTGGCGTTTCGGTGCCTTCGTTCAGGCGCCGGCGCGGTCCAGAATGGAGGTGTTGCGTTCGGCAAGTACGGCGGTCGCTTCGCGCATGACGATCTCGCGAATCAACACGGCGAGTTGCTCGCCCTGATAGTTCGCGAGAGCCGTCAACACGGCTTGCTCGTAGTCGTCGAAGCGAACGGTGTGCTTGTTGTTGCGGATGCGCTTGGGATCGGGATACATGCGGGCTCCTCAATTCACGAGCGGGCGGAACGGGAACGAGGGATGGCACGAAGCTGGCTTGCGCCGATACGGATCAGCTCGCGTGCCATGCTCGAAATCGAGCGATTGCGCTGCGCGGCGAATTGTTCGAGCTCGTCGCGCTCGGTGGATGTCAGCCGGACGTATACGGGCTTGTCCGACAGGGTGCCGCGTGGCGATCGACGCGGGCCTTTGGCGGTAGTCATGGTCGGTATACTTTGATAGTTAGCCTTGCGTTACGGTAAGGCTAGTGTAATGAGCAAAAAACGTCTCGTCAACGATATTAGGAAAATTATGTCTCAAGTGGGGAGTCGCTTGCGGGAAGAGCGCTTGCGGATCGGACTGAGCCAGGACGAATTTGCCGCTGTGGGCGGTATCACCCGGCGTTCACAGTCGGCGTATGAATCGGACGAGAGGTCGCCCGATGCGAGCTATCTCTTAGGCGTCCGCGCAATCGGCGTCGACATTTACTACGTGCTGACCGGCGAGCGAATTTCCGCCGAGCATGGAGCAGGCGAGGTGAAAGCCGACGGTGAGGAGGCGGAGTTCCTAGAGGTATATCGGCAACTCAACGAGACCGGCAAAGCGACCTTGCAGTCGTTCATTGGTAGCGTTCTAAATCAGGCCGTCATGCTCAAGGCTGGCACGCCGCGGCGCGCGAAGCGCTTGCCGGAAAACCGCCGCGCAGCGCTGGACCAGCGGGCAGCGGAAAACGTGGATCGTGCGATGGCCGAAATCGAACGCTTGCGCGCCGAGCGGGCCGCCAAGGACGCAAAGAAGTAGTCCGGGCGCGTCGTCGCGCGCCCGTCATTCTTCACACAAACACTGTATATCCATCCAGTATTGGGTTAGCATCCTGAAAGCCGGCGATGCTGGCGACGTGGGGTATTCCGAGGCAACCGCGTCGTGTTGCGTGTCGTCGGTCCATGAACATGTTTGTGAGGGACCAGAAGAATGAGCATCGACATGAAGCACAACAACGGCACGGTTGGCATAGCCGCTCGTCATACGGACGCACGCACCCAAGCGATGGGCGGGGGCCGAGTCCGTTCGGACATGACCGGATGCGAGCGCGATGTTGCGTGCGCAGCGATCGACGATGCCATGCAGTCGGTCAGCCACGTGCTCGAAGTTGCGATTCAGGCGATGGGAAATCTTCGTGTTGCACGCGCGGCGCTCGCACGGTGCGACGACGGGCCGCCAATCCATGTGAATATGAACGATCGCTACAAATCGAGCTGACCGTCTCCCATAGCAAGCAACCTGAAGCCCGCCGCGTGCGGGCTTTTTACTTTCCGCCCTTCTTGAAATGCGAGCGGTGCCGATCGGTCGTCGGATCGTCGCGCATTTCGAGGTCGAGCCCCGTCGTGAATCCGCCATCACTGTCGATGGTGTGCGTCGCCTTCTTAACGAGCCACGCGGTTTCGTCGATTTCAGGTTTGAAGCCCGACAGCGTGACCGGCATTTCGGGGAACAGATCGGCGCGGCCGCGCGCGAGCGAATACCTCATCGTCGCCTGGCTGCGCTGCATGCGCTTGAACTCGGCCTGCGCTGCGGCTCGCGCTTCGGCTTCCGTTGCGTAGTCCTCCGGTAGCACCTTCACGTTCTTGTTGTTCTCCCCGCCGACAATCACCGACTTCCGCTTCGCCTTGCCGTTCGAATGGTAATGCGCGCGCACGGCCGCGTAATTCTCCCGCTCGGACACGTGGTAGGCATGCTGGTCGCCGCTCGCGCGCCTCAGGTTCAACGCCTGGAACGACTTCCCGCTGACGGTTTTGCCGGTGCCGATCGGCGTGAAGAGCAGCCGCAAATCCTTCACGTTCATCACGGCGTCGTAGCGCTTCGCCAGCCGCGTCAGAAACGACATGTCGCTTTCGTGCGTCTGGTCGATATGCGCGATCACGATCTTCGCCAGCGCATCGGCGACGGCGGGCGTCAGCTTGTAGCGCGCCGCGATCGCGCGCACGATCGAGCCGATCGTCTGCTTGTGCCAGCTCTTCTCACGACGCTCCTGCATGCCGTTCGACATCGAGGCCGAGCGTGCGCGCACGGTCAGCGTGTCGGGCGCGCCGCTGTGCTCGAACTCGGTCACGACGAACGTGCCCTTGTCGACGAGCTGCTCGCCGGCCCAGCCGATCGACACCTTGATTTCGTCGCCGCGCTTCGGCAGCGCCAGGTCGCCGCGCGAGTCGTCGAGCACAAGGTCGACGGTATCCGCATCGTCAGATCGAGATTCCGTGAGGGTCAACGATTCGAGCCGCGGCAGGAACCGCCGCGAGATGTCGCGGCCGCCGAGCGTGATGCGGTAGTCGGCCATCGGCTCAACACGTTCGAGCCGATACACGGCCGCGTTCGAGTGTTCCATCGCGCGCGTTGTCATGCCTTCGGCTCCGCGTCCACTTCGGCATCGGTCTCCGAATCATCGGCTAGCGCTGCATCCTGGTCGATGCGCAGCGCGTCGTCGTCGACGCATTCGAGCGTCAATGTGAATTCGATCCTGCGCGCGGTGCCTTCGCGGGTGAAGTAACGTCGCGTTTCGTCGAGCCCTACGATGAGGTACGCGCCGTAGACGGTCCCGAGACCGTCGACCAACACGTACGCTTCGCCGACGTTCGCCATCTGGACGAGCTGGTCGAGCGATGCGCTGGTGCCGATTTGATCCGGCGCAATGAGACCGTCGAGCGTGATGACATCGTCGCCCTGGCCGGTGTACTGGCGAGCATCGCGCGCGCCGATACGCGACTTCTTCGGATGCTTCCAGTTCCGGCGGCGCTTCAGCTCGTGGAAGGGGGCGGTAGTCAGGCTGAACACGAATTGATCCAGCGACAGCAACATGGGACAGATCCTCCGTGAATGTCAGTCGGACAGGCGCGAGCCGGCGCGCGCACGCTGCGCGCGTTCGCGACGATCCAGCTCGGCGGCCACGGCGCGTGCGATCGCGCGCGGATCGTCGCCGGCCTGCGGGTAGATGTTGATGACGATCGACGCGGGGGCGGCGGCCGATGCAGACGACGCTGCAGCCGGAGCCGACGCCGTGATCGGCGGCCGCCGATCGATTGGCACGAGCGGCGCGGTCGTCGACAGCGCGGGCGTACCGAACCCGGTTACGGCGGCCGTCGCAAGCCCGAGCGCCGCGCGCGCGACGCCGCGCTGCTCCCCCGCCATACCGAGCGCGGCCCCCTCGCCGATGAATCCGCCGAGCTCGGCGAACACGCGGCTTGGGCTGTGAATGCCGAGCTTCTCCTTGAACCACGTCACGGTCGAGTTCGCGACGTTCGTGATGGCTTCCTTCACCGCGCCCAGGCCGTTCGTGATGCCGTTGACTAGGCCGGAAATCAGATTGGCCCCGAATTCGGCCATCTTCTCGGCGACCTTGGCGGCCGCGACGATGATGTTCGCGAGCCATTCGCCGAAGCCCCGGCCCGCGGTGCTGGCCTTGTCGAGACTTTCCCTGCTCGCGTTGACCGGCCCCAGGAGACGGGAAATCCAGTCCCACACGCCCTTGACCGCATCCATCAGCCAGTTGAACGCAGGTTTGAGCGGCTCGAACATCGCGCTGAGCACGCCGAATACGCGGCTGAAAATCAGTGCGAGCGGTTGCAGCCCATCGGTCAAGCCCTGCCAGAAGCCGGCGAAGAACGCCTTGATCGGCTCCCAATATCGAATGATGAGCAGCGCGGCCAGCGCGATCCCGGTGATGACGAGGCCGACCGGGTTCATGAGCGCGATGCGGCCGACGAACATCAGCATTTGAGCGAGCCCGCCCAGCGCGGCCCCGACGCCGTTGATTGCGCCGACCGCACCGCCCTTGATGAGACCGCCTGCGCCCTTGAGCGCATCGACCGACATCCCGGCGACGCCGCGGTTGCCCGCGTACTGCCGCGCGGCGGTCCAGCGCGAGACGACGGCCGCACGCGACGCGGCCGCCTGCGCGGCGACGGCGCGCCATACCTGGGCGGTGTATTGCCGAGTGGCGACCAGGCCGTTTTTCATCGACGTGACCACGGTGCGGCCCCACTGCGCGACGCTCGACACGACTGCGCGCGGGGACGACGCAGACCAGGCGGCCGCCAGTGCGGCGCGCATGCGCGCGGCGGTTGTGCGCGCAGCGTTGCCGACAACAGAGAACCGGGACGCCGCACCCGACAACAGGCCGAGGCCGCTGGCGCTCGCGCCGAGCGTGCGCGCGAGGAAGCCGCCCTGAATGCCGAGCGTCGCCATGCTGAACCGCACGATCGCGAGCGGCCCGAGGATGCCCGCGAGCACGATCGTGAACGTTCCCATTACAACGAGCAGCGCGGCGAACGCGGCGAGCACGGACAGAATGACCTTCGCCGCGGCGCCGTGGCGCTGGATCAGGCCGATGAGGCCGCCGAGAATCTCGCGGGTCTTGTCGAGCGCCGCGTTGTACAGGGGGGCGATGCGCTCGCCGATCTCGCGGCGCAAGTCGCGGCCCTTCGCGAGCAGGTCGTTTTCCTTGCCCTGGGTTTGCAGCGCAGCGAGCTTCGCCGCGTCGTCGATGCCATATGCGCCGCGGTTGAGCTTTTCGTTCTTGTGAATCTGGTCTCGCTGCATGTACATGGTCGAGAACAGGTTCGCGGCGGTCCGGTTGGTGAAGATTGTCGAAATCATGTCTTTCACCTTGTCCGGGTCCGTGATGCCTTTCTTCGCCATCTGCGGCAGCAACACCTTTTCCAGCCATTCGAGCGGCGACGCCTTGAACAGATCGCCGCCGAGCAGCGCGCCCGGTTTGATCCGTTTGATCATTCCGATTTTGTTGTACTCGACGTTCTTCTTGTCGACCAGGCCGAGATTCATCATCTCCTGCGCAGCGCGCACGGTGGTCTTGCCCTGGTAGACGTTGCTGTACGCGGACATGAGGCCCGTGCCGACGCCGTGGCCGCCCATTTCCTGAATCAGCGGTTCCATCTGGTAATAGAACGCGTCCTGGCGCATCTGCTTCGCGGCGACGCCGCCGGTCTGGATGAAGTTGCGCCACTCGTCGCCGCCGACACGGCCGCCGGTTGCGGACAGCACTTTCTGCACCATGTTCGCTTCGTTCTTGAACGTCGCTTCGTCTTTCGTGCCGCCGCGCAGCTCGATCACCTTCAGCATGTTCATGAACTTCTCTTCGTTCGCGTGGGCGTCCTCTGCGCCGAACAGTGCTTCGTTCGCGAACTTCATTTTTGCGAGCGTCGGCATCACCATCTGCGCGTGATGCTCGTCCGCGAAGATCGACAGCGCGTCGCGCATCAGCGTCATGTTGTCGGACGTGCTGACGCCCATCATGTTCATCGCGCGCACGTATTTCTCGGCGTCCTGCGTCGCCTGGTCGCCGAGGCCGAGCGCCGTAATACGCGCGCGCTCGTTCGTCATCTTCTTCGCTTCATCGAGCGTGCCACCCAGGCCGCCGAGTACGCGCATGCCGGTCGAGCGGGCGGCGTAGCCGCCGATCGCCATACCGCCGGCGACGCCCTGCATCGCTTGCATCTTGCCGCGCGCCGCGGCGAGCTTCTTCTCACGTTCCGACAGGGCTTCGAGCTGGCGCGTCTGCGCCTGCATCGTGGCCGTCGTCGACGCGATGTTCGCGCGCAGCGTGCGCTCGTGCTGAGCGAGATTGCGTGTCTCGATGCCAGCCTGCGTCAGGCGGCCGCGCATTTCGTCGACGGCGGCCGTCTGTTTCTTCTGCTCCGCGCGAAGCCGTGAGGCCGCCTGACGCGCGCGTGCCAGGTCCGCGACCATTTTCTGCGTGGGTGGGCCGAACGCGTGCAGCGAGCCGGCGAGCGCCTTCACGTTGGATTGCGCCGCGCCGAGCTTCCTCGTGGTGTCCGCAAGCCCGGCGCGCATCTCGCGGAACGAGGCGACGGCTTTCTGTTGCTTGCCGAGCTCGGCAAGCTCGCCGCGCGTCGCTTTCAACGACTGCGCGAGCCCCTTGTTGCTGTTCAGCATGTTGCGCAAGGGTTTCGTCCAGTTGTCGACCATGTCGAACATGACGCGCAGTTTCAGGGCGTTGTCCATCGTTACTCGTGTCCGCTTCGTATCCGGGCGCGCTCGCGCCAATCCATCAGCTCAGAAAGGGAAAGGTCGTCCATGTCGCGCGGTGTCCATCCGAACACCGTCGCGACATCGGCCATCGCGTCTTCTACGCGTTCTGGGATTCCATGCTCGCTTTCAGCGCCTTCGGCATCAAAAAACCGGCGAAGATACCCCCCAATGCCACGAGGTCGGCCGGGTCCATCAACGTGACATCCATCTCGGTCAGCGTCGGCGTGCTGATGCGCGGGAGCACCTTGCGCAGCGCGTCCACGTCGAGGTTCACGAGCGCCGCGAGCGACGTGCCGCGCAAGGCGCCGGCGGACGGCTTCGCGAGGGTCACGTGGGTGATGGTCTGTTCGCCGCGCACGATCGGCGTGTCGAAGGTGTGCGTGTTGGCTGCGATCGCGTCGAGTACGGCGCCGCCGGCGGGGGTGTTGTTGATGTCGAGGGTCGTCATGTTGCGTGTCCTGGTGATGATCTAGAGGGATGCCTGCGACAGGCGCAGGCGGGTGGGAACAGGCGGTTACAGGCCGATCGCCTGGCGCAGACCGGCGAGCAAGTCGTTGCCGTTGATCTTCTCGATCATGTTGATGAAATCCATCTCGATCAGATCCTGGCCGTTGATGGACAGCTTGTAGTAGCTGGCCGCCGTCGTAACCTTGAAGTCGGTGTCTTCCTTCGGCTTGGCCGTACCCATGTCGATTTCCTTGTGGCGACCCCGCACGACGATTTCGACCGAATCGTAGGTCTTCGAATCCTCGCGCTGGTAGCCGCCCGAGAAACGGAGCTGCACGCCGTCGTGCGTGGTGATGCCGTACATGCGAACGACATCCTCCATGAAGCCGCCGCACGTCCATTCGAGCTGGATGGCCTCCTGGCCGAAGTCGATCGGAATCGGGCCGCTCATGCCGCCGCCCTGGTAATCCTCCATTTTTCGCGACAGCTTCGGGAGCTGGATTTCCTTCGTCTCGCCGACGAAGTTCGTGCCGTTGTGAAACAGGTTGAAGCCTTTCAGCTTGCGGGGCATACCCATGTGTGTGACTCCTGGTTAGGCCGACACGCGCGAGGCGAAATCGGCGAGATAGCGATCGGTGATGCGCTGGCGCAGCTTCAGGTTTTCCAGCGGCGGGACCGGCGTGTAGTCGTAGTCGATCCACGTGCCGCCCGACGTCAGCTCGTCGGTCGTGTTCGGCTCCGGGTCGTACCAGGCACCGCCGCCGATCAGCTCGCCGACCGAGACTTCGCGGCGGAACCACGCGTTGATGTTCTCGATGATGTCGCGCGCGAGCGACGGGTTGAGCGGGCCATCGACTACGCCCATCTGCGCTTCGGCAATCGTGTCGGCGATCACCTGTGCCGAACGCGTGTAGTTCTCGAAGAAGAACTTGCCGTCCGCGTCGCAGGTGCGCGAGCCCCAGAAACGGAAACCGTTGCGGTTCACGAGCGTCGTGACCTGGTTCTCGTTCAGATAGCCAGCGTCCGTCGCCGGGTCTTGCAAATCCCACGACACGTCCGCGCTGATGCCAGTCACGCCGTTGACGACGACGTTCGACAGCGTCTTGTGCCAGCCGATGTCGTTGTCGATCTTCGCGCGCAGGCCCGCGGCGACCGCCGGCGCCGGGATGGTGACGGTCGAGTTCGTCACGTCGTCCCAGCCAAGCCAATCCGGCCAGATCACCATGATTTCGCGCTGGCCAAACTGCTTGCGGTATGCGACTGCCTCTTCCTTCGTTTTGCAGCCGTGTGCGGCTACGTAGACGAACGCGCGCAGCGACTGCGCGATCGTCGCGAACGCCGCGGCGACGGGCTGCGTGTCGAGACCGGGCGCGACCAGGATGCGCGGCTTCACGGCGAGCTTCCCCTGCGCGGCCAGCAGCGCTTTCATGCCGGTGTATTTGCCGTCCGGCGTCACGGCGCCGATGACGTTCGAGGTCGTCTCAGCTTCGTCCTTGCCTTCCGCGACGCGCACGACGACGGTGACGGGCTTCGTCTGCTTGCCGATCGCGTCGAGCGTGCGGCGCAGCGTGCCTTTCGTGCCGGCCTTGCCGAGTGCGGCGATGACGTTCGTCAGCAGCACCGGCGTGTCGAGCGGGAAGGTCGCCGGATCGGCGTCGGCGCCGGTGCAGACGATGCCGAGCACGGCCGTGGAGACCGTGCGAATCGGCCGACCGCCTTCGTTGATTTCGATGACGCGTACGCCGTGGTGGTAATCCTGCGGCATGGTGTGCAGCTCCTATATGTATACAGGTGAGAGGAAACGGGAGAGCTCGTTGTCAGGTCGATGCGACGGGGGCCGGGTTTTGCGGTTCGATCGGCTCGGCCGGCGCAACGTATGGCACGGGCGTTGTGGGCCACGCCACGGCGTCCGGAAACGTGTCGGCGTTGATCGCGGAGACGAGCGCCATCTGGTACGCGGACCAGGCTTTGAAGTAGTAGGTACCTTCGTCGTCGAGCAAGCCGGCGGCATACGCGTCGGCTTTCCCCGCGTTCGCGCGACGTGCGATTTCCATCAGCCGTTCGAACTCGGCCATCGCGGCGTCGCGCTTTTCGCGTGCGATCAACTCGGGCGGCACCGTCCATGCACCGTCGATCCACGCATGACGCTGCGACGGTCGCGGCTCGGTCGTCAGATCGAGATCGTCGGGCGTCTTGCCGGCGATCGAGATTTCGACGGGCTCGCCGGTGTCGGTGCGGTAGCAGACGCGGCCACGGTAGTCCGGCAGCAGGAACCATGCGCCGTCACGATAGAACGGCCAGGTCGTCGGCGTTCGCGGCGGCGGTGCGTCGAGCGTGGCGGACGACGGAATGAGCCAGCGGCCATCATTGCGCGGATCGGCGTCGGGCTGGCTGCTGGTCAGGTATTCGCCAGTCGACGGGCTGTAGTGGTGAATCAGCATATTTCGAGGTCCGTAAATTAGTAGGCGCGAATCATGGCGAGCAGCGCGACGTTGCGTGGCCGGGCTTCGTTGCCGCCATCCGCGTTGACGGTGATGCCGTGGCTGTGCCGACCAGCCCCGCCGATGCCGACGTTGTGGCCGTGGTTGCCCTCGCCCTCGGTGTTGAATTCGTGGTTGTGGCCGCCCGCAGGGCTGGTCATGCCCCATGTGTTGTCGCCGTCAGTGTTGTTTGAGCCGGTTTTGTCATTTCCTCCCCATGTTCCCCATGGTGGCGCGTAACGACCGGAGTTTTCGCCCCACGGTGAGACGTGCTGGTGATCGCCGACGCCGGCCGTCCATCCGTGGTGGCCATGCCAGCCTTGAACATCGGTCCATGCCGAGTGAGCGTGGTCGCCAACTTCGCTGGCGCTCGCCCCGTGCGCGTGCGATCGATTCTGGTCGCCCTGGTACGAGCCGATGGCGCGCTGCGGATCGATGTCGTTACGGCCGTCCGCCCAACAGCGGATGAACTCGCCGCGCATCTCGGGCAGGCGAAACGTCGTCGTGCCGTCACCGGTCGAGAAGCAACCCCAGCGACCGTTATTCCATTCGGCTTCGGACACGAGCGCACCGCTCGCCTGGGCATATGCCCACAGCGCCGGATAGTCGGCGCGATTCACGACGACGCCGTTGGCTTTCAGGAAGCCGGCGCGCGCCAGCGTGCGGGGCTCGAAGACAATCTGGCCGACCGTTACAGTTGAAATGGCGGACAGCACCCATTCCGTCGTCGCGAGGCGCGTCGAGCGATCGCCCTGCGGGGGCGTCGGACCTTGCACGGGCCGTTCGAAGTTCGTCCCACTCGACGTGAACGTCACTTGGGGGAGCGAGTTGCACGTGATCCCGAACGAACCATCGGCGATGTGATAGAGGCCCGTGTCTGGCGCTCCGTCGTTTTGGAACGTGAGCGAAGGAGACCCGGCACTGCCTTCCGACAGGAAAATGCGCTTGCCCGGATCGAACCACACGTCAGCAGCCATCGTTCCGCCCTTCAGGCGATCGAGCGGTGTGACGTTGCCCGAATGCCACACGGGCTTACCGTCGATTCGGAACGTGCGGTCGGCGAAAATGTAGTCGAATGATCCAGCGGACGGTGACCACCAGCCCGTGCCTACTTTGCTGGTGTAGAAATAGCCATCGGCAGGCCCGAGGCGAATGCGACCTTCGGACGACGAGCTGCCGACCGTCAGTTCGCCGCGGATGAAGACGTTGCCGCCAATGTCTGTCCCCGCCCCCGTGCCGTCGATGCTGACTTTGCCGGTATCGAGCGCCCACCAGAATGGACGCAACGCACTCCATGAACCGTTCGGGTCGCCCTTGGCTGTCGTCAGAAGCCATGCAAATTTGTCGTCGTTGCGAAGAATCACGCCGTAGTTGGGCGCGGTCGCTCGAAACTGGGCTCCGCCGTTGTCGGTTCCGGCGCTCTTCACGCCAGCCGAGGCGCTGACACCACCCTTGACCTGTACGGTGCTCTGGTCGTCATCGGTGACATCGCCGACGAACAGGCGCTTCGTGAGCGAAAACACCTGCGTGCTGCGGTCGACACGAAACACTGGAAACTGGGATTTGCCATCGTCTGCATACGCGTTCAAACCGAAGTTGTTGCCGACGTTACCACCCGTTGCCGCGCCGTCACCCTTGAACAACGACCAGCGAATCTTTCCGCCATCGGCGAAAAACAGCGTCGAGAAGCCGCCGGCCCCGCCATCGATCGAAATAGCCTTCGAATAGCTGGTGCCTTCGGTGTAGGTGTTGCCGCCGACGAGAAGCCGAGAGCCGCCGTCGTCGCTCTTCACGTCGCCGACGAAAACGCGGCCACCGTAGGCGATGCGCACTGCGCGCGCCTGGTACGCGTCGGCCTGGGTGTCGTTGGCCGTCTTGTTGAGCCAGATATCGAGATACTCGCGTCCCCACGCACCGCCATCGAACCCCGAACGGACGGTCGCGATGAGGCGGGTGCCCGTGTCGACGTTGTTGCCGCCGAACGTGCCATACAGGCGAACCCGGCCCTCGCGGCCGGTCTTGCCGGACGGTGGGCGAACCGTGACGTGCGCGGTGTCTGGACCCGCATCGAACTCCGCGACGACGGGGCCGGTGAATTTCGCGCCAGTCAGCGCGGCGTACCGGGCGGCGGCGGTCTTCGGCGTGATGGCGCGCGAGTCGTCCGTGCCCGCGTCGACTTCGGCCTGCGTGGCGAGTTCCACGACGCCCTTGCGTTCGGTCGTCGCCGGCGGGTTCAGAAACGTTGCCGGGCCGAACTGAAGCTGCGCCGCGTCTATCGACGCGAACACGATGTCGCTCGCGAGCAGCAGCATGGCCGCGGGCGATTTTTCAAGAATCGGAGTGCTCTGCACGTAGACGCCGAACAACGCGCCGTTGTCGAGGTACAGGCCGTACGCGTACAACGTGTACTGGTCGTTCGTGTCGTCCTGGATGACGATGTGCACGGTGTCCGGCGCGACGTTTTCGCCGCCGAACGTCGTCACACGCTTGCGCTCGTTCGGCAGAGTCTTCATGCCCTTGTCGAATGCGAACGCGGCGGTGCCGAGCCCAATTTCTACGACACGGCGCGCGACAGTGCCGGTGTTGTCGGGCGCGACAAGCGCTGCACGACCGGCGTCGGTAATTTGGATCAGGTTTCCAGCCATGTTTCAGGTATCCGAGAGGGACAGACGGCAATAGACCGCGGCGCGCGCGCCGGCGCCGACGCGCTGCGCGCCGGTCGCGCCAAAGCCCTGCTTGAAGGTGTAATGCGCGGTGCCGCGCTTCGCGCGATCGACCTCCGCGCGGATGTCGGCGACGTATTCAGCGGTCGCGGGCACGCCGTCACGGCTGCCGACCGTCAGCACGATGTCGAACGTTCCGGGCCGGCCGCGCGGCGTCATCTCGAACCATTCGCGCATCGCCACGTTCGCGCCGAACGACGCGCACACCTGGCGCACGGCTTCGGCCGTACCCTTGATGCGAGCGATGCGGATCGCGGTTTTCACGCGCGCGCGCTTCACCTGCTCGGGCCAGTAGTCTTTCCAGGTCTCGACGCCGACGTGCCAGGCGAGCCACGGCAGGAACGCCAGCGGGATCGCGTCCGGGTCCATCAGCGTGCCGATGTCGACCGGGATGCCGCTGATTCGCGCATTGGTCTCGGCCAGGCGCCGCTCGAGCGCGGTCGCGTTCGGTGGCAGCAACGAGAGCATCGGCTTATTCATCCGCGACCCCGCCGTCGGTCAACTCGATTCCCGTGCAGTACGGCGCCTGCTCGCCCGTCACGGCAACGCCGCCGGCCGGCGAGTCGAGCAATACCTTCTGCACGCCCGCCACGCGCATCGCCGCGTGCAGGCCGTCGACCGTCACTTCCATGCCGATGCGGTGCATGTCGGCGGCGAACTTCGCCGTGCGCTTGTTCGCTTCCGCGAGCGCGACGGCGCGGTCCGGGCCAGAGAAGAAGCGCAGCGTCGAGCGGATCGCGTAGCGCACGATCTTCGCGCTCTGCACGATCACTTCGTCGGTCTGCGGCCGCTTGCCCTCAAGATTCTTCTTCACGATCTCGATCAGCTCGTCGCTCGCGGTGCCGTCGCCTTCGCGCGACAGGATCGTGACGACCATCACGCACGGCTCCGGGCTGAACGCGGCGGCAGACAGCACGCGGCCATCGGCCGAACGCGCATGGAACACGTACGCCTCTTCGGGACCGGCGACGGAGAAACCGCGCGGCGCGAGCTGCACGCGCTCGCGCAGGCTATCGTCATCCTCGTAGACCGGATCGACACCGTTCTCAGGATCGCCGGCCGAGATGACCAGGCGCTCTACATCGAAGAGGGCGGCGATATGTTCGAGCGTCGTGCCGCGTGCATACGCGAGCAGGATGCTCCGCGCCTTGTCGTTGATGAGCTGGCGCAGCAGCACTTCGCGATAGGCGTTTTCCTGCAACGATCGCGTCAGCGGTTCGGATTCGAGAGCGAGCGTCGCGGCGATCTCGGCCCGTTGGTCGGCCGGGTACAGGGAAATGAGCCGCGCCTTGCGTTCGGCAAAAACCGTTTCGAAGTCGAGCGGGTCGACGATATCGGGCGCGGGCAGTTGCGACAGGTCGATCGGGGTCGTTCTCATGCGCCGACTCCGTTCGACACGGGGACGCGCAGCGACACGGGCTCGTCGCGCTCGTCGGTCCATCCTTCGATGTCGACGAGCTGCTGACCGGCGAGCGCCTCATCGGTATCCGCCACGAGCTGCACGCGATTGACGGTCAGACGCGGTTCCCAGCGCATCAGCGCAGTCGCGGCGGCCGCATACAGGCGAATGCGCGTCGCGCCATTGGTCGGCGCGTCGATCAGGTCGGGCAATTCCGAGCCGAATGAACGGCGTTGGATGCACGAGCCGAGCGGGGTCGTCAGAATTCGACCGACCGACTGCGACAGGTGGTCGACGCCCGAAATCGCGCGACCGGTGACAGCGTTCATACCCTTCATGCGTCACCCCGAATCGGCTTCGACGTAACGGCGAACTCACCTTGTGCCTGGTGCGGGTGATTGACGAGGCTGACGCCACTGGCGAGCACGTCGCCGGTGAAGTCGGCGCTGCCGTCGATCTTCATCACGGCGCCGCCGTCGCCGCCCTTGCCGGTCATACCGGATTCGAACGCGAACGGGCCTTTCACGGTCAGCGATTTCGTCACGGTCGTGTCACCGTCGAGCAGAATGTGCTCGGCCTGTACCGTCGCATCCTTCGTCTGCACGACGACGGCGCCCGGCGCGATAACGCGCACCGTCGCGCCGGCCGGCAGCTCGGCCGTCAGCGCGTGCGCTGCATGGTCGTAGCTGACGCGCGCGCCGTCCGCGTAAATGCGGGTGTGGGTGTTCGGGGAATTGTCCGGCGCTGGCGCGGCGTCCGAGTAGAGGCCGCGCAGCGCGACGGCTTGCGCGAAGTCGCCCATCGGGCCGAGCAGCACGACCTGCTCGCCCCTCGTCGGCGGAAGCCATTCGCGCGTGCTGCCGGCCGCCGGCGTGAGCCAGGGAATCCAGTTGGTTTGCAGGCCGTCGTCGTCGGACTCGCCGACTGCGACGCGGCAGAGGCCCGCGCCGTGGTCGACATCGAGAATCGAGCCCTTGCGCACGGTGTTGCGTGCCTGTCGTTGAATTTCGTTCGCATCCATGCCGACCATGTTGCCGGCCGCCGTCGCGTGACGCGAGCGAACGCAAATGTCGTGCTCGCGGGTACAGCATGCTCGTCGCGCGCGCGAGCAAACGTGCGTCGACAATCGGTATTACTCGCACGATGACGCACCTTGCACACGTCGTGCGTACCTCTTTCACGCTGCCACTGACCCATGACGATTCACATTTCCGATGCCGCGTCCGCGGCCGACATTGCCCCAATGCTCAACCAGCTTCATCGTGTCGATGCACTCGCATTGGCGCGCGCACTGCCGGATCAGTCCGTCGACCTGGTATTCACCGATCCCCCGTATGCGTCGGGTGGTCTGCACCTGTCAGCACGAACGCGCGCGCCGAGCCAGAAGTACATCAACAGCGACACGAAGGCGGTCTATACCGACTTCGAAGGCGACAACATGGATCAACGCGCCTGGGCGTTCTGGTGCCACGCCTGGCTGACCGAATGCCGCCGTGCGATGAAACCCGGCGCGCTGCTCGTTTGCTTTATCGACTGGCGCCAGCTCGCGACGTTGACGGACGTGGTGCAGGCGGCCGGCCTGACGCTGCGCGGCATCGCTGTATGGGACAAGACGCCAGGGCGTACCCGGCCGCGTCGAGGTGGGTTCGCGCAACAGGCCGAGTTCATCGTTTGGGCGAGCCGCGGGCCGATGAATGAAAGTGACGTGTACCTGCCGGGCGTGTTCCCGACGCGCCTGGCGCTGCCGAAGCAACACGTCACCGAAAAGCCGATCGAGCTGGCGCGCGACGTGGTGCGCCTGGTGCCTGATGGCGGCGTCGTGTGTGACCTGTTCGCTGGTTCCGGGACGTTCCTGGTCGCCGCGCGCGAAGCCGGCCTGCAGTGGGTCGGATGTGAGACGAGCCAGGCGTATCACGCGATCGCGTCGACGCGCCTGGCTGCTGTGAACGATTCAGCGGCTGAGGTAGCGTAGCAGCCGGTCGCGCACGAGTTCGCGATCGGCCGAGCTGAAGCCGAGCACGACGCGAACCGGATATTGCGCGAGCGGGCCGCCCGGTTCGACGGGGGCCTTCTGGCCTTCCTGGTGAACGCGCACGATACGCGACAGGCGGTCGTCGAACCCGATCGCGAGCCCCGTGTCGTCGACATCGATCCTCAGATAGCGGGCGGTGCGCAGCTTGCGAAACATTGGCTGCCGCTTGATGCGGCCGACCTTGGCGCGCAAGCCCTTGCCGCCCTGCTTGATCTTGCGCGGCACGTACGCGCTGCCGTCCGGGTTTTGCTGCGCGGCGACACGCGACTGCTGCGCGCGGCGCATATCGCGCGCAAGCTCCCGGAATAGTCGCCGGCGGGCTGCCGGCGCCAGCTTCGCGAGCAGCCCGCCGGCCCACTTCTCAAGCGCACGCAGATCGTCGTCCATCACGCCACCCAATGCTCGGCCGCGTCGTCGACGTGCTCGACCGTGCGGCGACCGTCTTCGTCCGTGCCGACGACAACGCTTTCCGTGAGCTTCAGTTTGATCGCGAGGTCCACGGCGTCGTTCGCGAGGATATCGGCGATGAACGTCAAGCCGTCGCGGCGCTGGTCGGCATTGGTCACGAGGTCGGGTTGGTTCGCGCGGGCCCATTCGACGACGGCAATCATGACGTCGTCGGCGCTGCCGATGAAATCGCGGATGAGGATCTCGCACTCGTACCGGTATTCGAACGACGGCGTGCGGGTGCCGGTCGCGACGACGTAGCCGTCGTTGATGAAGACCACGAGCAGGTCGGGCGCAGCGGCGAGCTGCGGGAGCGCCGCGACGAGTGCGGCGCGCACGCTGTTCGGCTTAATCATGGACGGCCGCCTGCGGGTTCGACTGACCGCGCGCCTGGCACGCGGCCACCATGTCGACTTCGGCCGCACAGCGCGCCCATGCCGCGCGCGCGACGATCAGCGCGTCGCTCAGATCACCGTTCGTCTGCGGATGCGTCGCGGGCAGGGTGCAGCGCGTCACCGCTGCGCACGCGTTGAGCGTAATCGTCGGCGCCGGCGAGGGCGGGGCTGCTGTGCAGGCGCACAACGTCGTCAGGCAGGCGAGCAGCAGCCCACGCGCGAACGGCTTCGTTCTCATCGATGAGTCTCCGGAGTTGCGATTGATACGCGGCAAGCGTCGCGTCGACGGTGCCGCGCGTGCGGTCGAGCTGCGCACGCTGCTCGTCTTTCTCGCGGGCATCGGTCAGCAGCCGGCCGATGATGGCGTCGCGCGCGTCGACTCCCTGTTTCGCCTGGCGGGCGGCATCCTCCGCCGTGGCGAGGCGTCCCTGCATCGCGCGCACATATTGCGCGCCGGCGACCACCGCGACGAGCGCCGCGAGCGCCAGCCAGAAGCGAAGGCCCGGCCCGTTCACGCGGCCGCCTTTGCGCCGGCGTACCGTTCGTACGCCTGGGCGAGCTTCGTGTCGTAGAGGTTGCGGGCATAGTCCGGGCCGTTATAACCCTTCGCGAACGCCGCCCACTTCCGGTTCTTCAGGGCGGACAGCAGCGACGAGTCGGCCGCGACGAAGCGCACGAACGCGTCGAGCTGGTCGCCTTCGCTCGCCTCCATTCGCGCGACGAACTCGTCGATGCTCACGTAGCCGAGGCGCTTCCAGTGGTAGCCCATCACCTGGAACGCGCCCCAGCTCGCCGATTCGTAAGCCGACGCCGCGTGGATGCGCGCGGCGGTGTCGAGCCGCACGTATTCGGCGCTGCCGCCCTGGTAGCCGCCCGGCTTCTGGTTGACGACGTTCGAGAACAGCAGCGAGTAGTGGACCGCATCGTTCGCGCCGATGCTCTCGACGAGCTGCCGGTACATGACGTGCCGCTCGAACAGGATCACGGGCCGTCCGTCTGCCAGAAAGCCCGAGCCGCGCGATTCCACTTCGTTGACAGCGCGCACGCATGCGGGGGACACGCCGAGCTTGTCCGCGGCGCGCGCGATGTCCGCTTCGGTCAGGTGTTTGCGGTCGCGCTGGCCGGCCGACAGAACGGCATACGTGTTCGGGCCGGCGATGCCGTCGACGACGATCCCGGCGGCGGCCTGGAGCGCCTTCACGGCCTGCTCGGTCGCTTCGTCGTACAGGTGGGACACGTCGAGCGCGTAGCCGGCACGTACGAGACGTTGCTGCAGAAGGCCGACTTCGGCGCCGCGGTCGTTGAAGCGGAGAATATTCATGATTCGGTGCTCCGGAGAAGGCGCGCGACGTTCCCGCGCGCGAGGTAGACGAACAAGGCCAGCATCACGGCCTGTACGGCCTGGAAGAAGCCGACCGGCTTCGGGTGGATGAGCAGCTCGATTGCCGATCCGCCGGAAATCGCGACGATCAGCCAGGCCGTCCAGGCAACGTGCGAACGGTGCCGCGCGCCGTTCTTCCGGTAGGTCAGCACGCGCAGGATGACGGCGAGGTGTGCGGCGAGCGCGACCAGGGCAAACGACAGGTGCATGTCATTTCCCCCTGCGGATCAGCGCGCCGAAGTCGATGTCCTTCACGCGCTCCATCAGCGTCAGCGTGACCGTGATGACGAGCGCGGCGGCGAAGAACGCGGCGACGCCCGACGAGCGAACCGGCACGAGGTGGGTGATTTCGGGGGCGGCCAGATAGCCCATCACGAGCGAGATGAGCATGTACGCGGCGCGCCGGCCGATGCCGAGGTCTTTCGAGGTGACGACGACGAGCGCCGCGCCGGCGAACGCGCCGATCAGCGCGTCGCCGTCGATGCCCGGCGCGATGCCGGCCAGGCCGATCGCGGCGGCCAGCGCCGCAGCGGTAGTGGTATTCGGTTCAGCCATTCGGACAATTCCAGGTCAGTCAAACAGTTGCAGGAGGGGCAACGCCCGCTCGATCGTGTTCAGCTCGGGCATGTCGACGACGGTTCCCATCGGCAACACGACGCCCAGCTCGGCGAGGCCGGGATTCGCTTCCAGGACCGCTTCGACGGTGCTGGCCGTGCTGGCGTAGTGGCGCCAGCAGAGGGCGTCAAGGGTTTCACCCTGAAGCGCGGCGATCTTCATCGATCAGCTCCATGCCTTCTGCATCGAATTTCGCGGTACATCGCGCCGGTCGTCGCTCGCGCTGCTGTCGCGCCTCAGCGGCGACACAGTGCACGGCATCCTCGATATGTTCGAACCAACCGAGTTCGAGCCAGAAGAACCATGCGATTCGCCGTTGCACGCGATGGGGTTGTGGCCGACCGTTGTGCAGGCGGCGACCGGGCAGATAGCAGATTCGAAACGTTGCGCGGGCCATCAGATCAGCTCCACGGTAGAACGCGGGATGCCGAGGATGTCGCTGACAGCCCACCGCGCGTTGCGGCGCGACTCGTCGGCGGTCACGGCTAGCTCGGCCGCCACCTGGCCGCCGCTCTTCGTCGAGTCGAAACCGCGGTATTTCTCGGTCACGTCCGCATGCGCCAGGTGGTAGACGGCGCGCCGATAGCGAAACACGTGCACGGATTCGCCGTCGACGCGCTCAGCCGGCACGTCGGCGAGCGACGCGGCGCCCGCGGCTCGCTGCCGGGCGCGCCACGCGGCCAGCTCATCGTTGACGGTCAGCATTGCGTCGCGCGCGGCGTGGTGCAGGCGTTCGCGCGTCACGGTGCCGTCCAGGCGCATCGCGTCGCGCAGCGCCGACAGGTCGATGTCCGGGAAGAAACCGTCGTTCTTCAACGTGCCATCGATCGGGGACGCCGCGACGGCAGGCGCAGCAGTGGCAACGAAACTGTTCATGGTCGATTCGGGGAATGATGGCGGTGGACCGAAGGTCAGGGCCGGTATCTGTCAGGCGTTGGGCCTTGCCTTCGGTGCCGCCATGCCGGGGTGGGCTCTTTACGTGCCTTCGGCGCCGTCGCCCGGACAGCCCGTGGCTTCGATCAGCTTCGACAGCCGATCGATGTCTTTTTTCACGCCGACGCGGTCGTTCAACGACAGCGCGCGGCGCAGATAGTCGAGGGCGCGCGGCGGATCGGCTTCCTGTACGGCATAGCCGAGAGCCTTGCAGAGCTTCGCGCGCACCTGGTCGTGCATGTCCGCGTCGGCCGTCAGCTCGTCGACCAGCTCCAGGCTGGCGGCGTCGAACGTACTGCGCTCAAGAAACGCGGCCAGCGCGGCATCGGCGAACTGCTCGGCGACGACGGAGGCGAGCGACCGTTCGAACTGGTCGGGTAGCGCGAGGCCGTGCGTGAGCGCGTACGCGGCGATCGCGAGCGCGCCGTCGTAGTCGCCGGCGTCGATGCGCCAGACCATGATCGTCACGAGTACGTCGTCCTGGGCGCCGCGGCCGCCGTTCAACACGCCCGCCACGTAGTCGGCGTACTCCGGCAGCAACTTCCGCTTCAGTTCGACCTTGCGGGCGACCGACTGCACGCCCTTCAGGGCGCGGCGATCGGCCGCGAGCTTCGCGAGCATCAGCTCGTAGGGCGTCGCACCGGCCATCGTCTGACCGGGCGCCGTCGCGGCCGCCGCGCGGGCGGCCGACACACGCGCGAAGTGCGCGCGAGCGGGCGTGTTGATCGTCATGCCGCCACCAGCTCGATGTTTTCCGCGACGCAGCCGCAACCGAAGTCTTCGACGACATACGCGTCGTTCGACGATTCGTAGTTCTCGATTTGGTCGCGCTTCGGGTTGTCGATCAGCGAGCGACGGCGTGCGCCTTCCTGGAAGTAGATCGACAGGTTTTCCAGCTTTGTCACCATCATCGCGCGCTTCGGGAAGAACGGCACACGCACGGCCGGTAGGTTGCCGATGCGCTTCTGGCTGACGATCAGGTCGGCCGCAAGCTGCTCAGTCGGAGCCTGCGTCGTGTTGACGAGCGGAAAGTACTTGTCGTGCAGCAGCTCGCGGCCGCAGATCACGACGAGGCCGGTGTCTTCCTGAAACCACGGGTCGATCATCGACGACACAATATCCATCACGAGCGCGTCGAGATTCACGTAGTCGCCGCCCTTACCGACGAGCACCTTGCCGGCTTCCTTCGCACCTTCGTGCAGCACGCGATGCCCTGCGCGGTCGCGATACTGTTGCAGCCAGCCGATGTTCACGTCCTGCAACAGCGGGTTCGCTGCTTTGTCCGTCGACAGTGCCGCCTTAACGCCGTTCCAGCCGATCATGATCCGATCGAGCGCGGACTGGTTGAGGATCACATTGCGAATGCGCTGCTGGAAGTCGGGGAATTTCGCCCAGGCGTCGAGCTTGCGGTACGTAATGGCCGTGTCGTAGTCCGTTTTCTCGCAGCGGTAGCGGTTGCTATCGAGCGCGGTCGGGTCGACCGGCTGACGTTCGGCTTTCGTCGTGTCGGTGCGGCTCGCGATCGGACCGGATACCGACAGGCCGAGCTTTTCGCCTTCCAGCTCGGTCACGGGAAGGACGTTGATGCTCTTCAGGAATGCGCTCGATTCCTGCATCTTGGTTTCGAGCGTTTGCTGCACGGACGGCTCGACGGCGAACTTCTCCGATACGTCGTCGGTGTCGTTCAGCTTGGCGATTTGCGCGGCGTATTTCTTGTACGCCTGGCGCGTTTCCTTCTTCATGAGATGGATTCTCCGGGGGTGAGCGTGGAAGGGATCAGCAGTCGGTGACGAGTTCGCCGGTCGAGCCGGTGGACGGCTGGCGCCGCGGAGCGCCGTTATCGGTGGCCGACAGCTTCGCGGTCAGAGCTTCGACGGCGGCGATCGCTTCGTCGGCGCGCTTCTGTGCGGCGGTGAGGTCGACGCGCAGCGCGGCGATGTCGCGGCCCTGCTGGCTGGCGAAGCCAGCGACTTCTTCGACGGCGCGGCGCACGTCGGCGTCGCGTTGGTCGTCGGTCGTGCGATTGCGCGCGAACATGCCCTTCACGATGGACAGCAGGCTCGTCGATTCGGGTTCGCCTTCGAACTCGATCGACGTTTCGCACGCGGCCGAGAACAGGTTGTTCGAACGGCGCGCCGCGAATTGCAGTGCTTCGGTGCCGAGGCTCGCCGGATCGTCGGTCGCAGCCAGACCGACCAGATACGCTTCGCCGATGTCGGCGAAGTCGGGATTGACTTCGATAGACGTGAAAACCTTCTGGCGCCTCTTCGACAGTGCGACCAGCTCGTCGGTCGGATCGAGCTGCGCGTATAGCCCCATCTTGCCCTTCAGCGGGCCGTCCTCAATCTCGGTTGCCTTCAGCGCGATCACGTCGCCGTATGCGCCGAACGGATTGGTGGCAGAGAGCGGCGCCCATCCCTTCAGGTGTTCAATGTTCAGACGTGCGCTGTACAGCTCGCGGTTGTAATTCTTTGCCATCTGCGTGAGCCATTCACGCTTGATTTCGCGGCCGTCGACAGTCGCGCCTTCGACTGCTACGCGGAAAAACTTCGTTTTGTTGGTTGCCATAGAGAGAGGTCGAACCGTGGGTCAGTGAATGTGGTTCTCATGTTCGACCTTCACGCGCTACGGCTCAACGAACGGCGTGTGTTGCGCGCATGGGTACGTAGTGCTTCGCGTGATCGCGCGCGCGCGTCGCCCTACGCTTGCCGCATGCTCGAAACGACAGATCCAATTCAACGCGAAGCGAACGTGCGACAGATCGCGCGCTCGCTCTACTGGCAAGGCTGGCGCATCTCATCGATCGCGCGGCATCTCGAACTGAAACCCGCGACCGTGGCGTCGTGGTGCCGTCGCGACAAGTGGAAAGACGCGACGCCGATCGAGCGCATCGAAGCGGCGGCCGAAACGCGCCTGATGGTCCTGATTGCGAAGGACAAGAAGGACGGCGCGGACTACAAGGAAATCGACCTGCTCGGCCGGCAGATCGAGCGGCTCGCGCGTGTGCAGAAATATGGAGAGACGGGGAAAGAAGGCGATCTGAATCCGAACATTGCCGCGCGCAATGCCGGGCCGAGGCGCAAGCCGCCGAAAAACGAAATCAGCGAGGAACAGGAAGAGCGGATCGTGAAGGCGTTCCGCGAATCGCTGTTCGATTACCAGAAGGTTTGGTATCGCAACGGCGATCAGCAGACGCGCAATATCCTGAAGTCACGGCAGATTGGCGCGACCTGGTATTTCGCACGCGAGGCGTTCGTCGATGCGCTCGATACCGGGCGCAATCAGATTTTTCTGTCGGCCAGTAAAGCACAGGCGCACGTCTTCAAACAGTACATCGTGCAGTTCGCGCGTGACGTGGCCGACGTTGAGCTGACGGGCGATCCGATCATTCTGCCGAACGGTGCGACGCTGTACTTCCTGGGGACGAACTCGCGCACCGCGCAGTCGTATCACGGCAACCTGTATTTCGACGAATATTTCTGGGTGCCGAAGTTCCGCGAGCTGAATACCGTGGCGTCCGGCATGGCGATGCACAAACGCTGGCGGCTGACCTACTTCAGCACGCCGTCGAGTACGACCCATGAAGCCTACGCGTTTTGGAGCGGCGCCGATGCGAATCGTGGGCGCGCGCCTTGCGATCGTATCCAGATCGACACGAGCCACGAAGCGCTCGTGCGAGGCATGCTGGGCGAGGACGAGCAGTGGCGTCAGATCGTTACCGTACTCGATGCGATCGAGGGCGGCTGCGACTTGTTCGACCTGGAGAGACTTCGGCGCCGGTACAGCGCAGAGGCTTTCGCGAACCTGCTCATGTGCCAGTTCATCGACGATTCGGTGTCGGTGTTCAAGCTGGCCGAGCTGCAGCGCTGCATGGTCGACTCGTGGGAGGAATGGGCCGACGACTTCTCGCCGCTGCTGCTGCGCCCGTTCGGCTATCGGGAGGTGTGGGTTGGCTACGATCCGGCGCTGACGGGCGACTCGGCCGGTCTCGTTGTCGTGGCGCCGCCGCGTGTCGAGGGTGGGACGTTCCGCGTGCTCGAACGTCACCAGTTCCGCGGCAACGACTTCGAGGAACAGGCCGCGGCGATCGAACAGATCACGCAACGCTACAACGTCGGCTACATCGCGATTGACACGACGGGCATGGGGCAGGGCGTCTATCAGCTCGTGCGCAAGTTCTACCCGGCGGCCGTTGCATTGAATTACTCGCCCGAGGTCAAAACCCGCCTCGTGCTGAAGGGGCAATCCGTCATCCGCAACGGCCGCCTGCAATTCGACGCGGGCTGGACCGACCTGGCCGCCGCGTTCATGGGAATCAAGCAGACCATGACGGCGAGCGGCCGACATGCAACGTACACCGCCGACCGAAACGAAGAGACGGGCCACGCCGACCTGGCGTGGGCCTGCCTGCACGCGATCGACCGCGAACCACTCGCCGGCGGCGACATCAATTCTTCATCTTTCACGGAGTTCTATTCATGAGCAAGCGCCGATCGCGCGCGCCGCGCACGTTCGCGGCCGCGCCGGATTCGGGCGCCGCCGGCGCTGCGCCGGCGCGCGCCGAGGTCTTCACCTTCGACGATCCCACGCCGGTCATGAACCGGGCCGAGATTCTCGATTACATCGAATGTTGGTCGAACGGGGATTGGTTCGAGCCGCCTGTCAGCTTCGCCGGCCTGGCGAAGTCGTTCCGTGCGAGCACTCATCACAGCTCCGCGCTGTACTTCAAGGCGAATGTGCTGGCGTCGACGTTCCGGCCGCATAGGTGGCTGTCGCGGCATGCGTTCGAGCGGTGGGCGCTCGACTTCCTGACGTTCGGCAACGGCTACCTGGAACGCCGCCGCAATCAGCTCGGCGACACGCTGCGGCTCGAACCCGCCCTGGCGAAATACACACGGCGCAAGGCAGATTTCAGCGGCTTCGTGTACGTGAACGGCTGGCAGGACAAGCACGAGTTCGAGCCGGGCAGTGTGTTCCAGCTCATGCGACCGGACATCAACCAGGAGGTCTACGGCCTGCCCGAATATCTCAGCTCGCTTCACTCGGCCTGGCTGAACGAGTCGTCGACGCTGTTCCGGCGGAAGTATTACGAAAACGGCAGCCATGCGGGCTTCATCCTGTACATGACGGACGCGGCGCAGAAGCAGGAGGATGTCGACAACATGCGCACGGCGTTGAAGAACGCGAAGGGGCCGGGCAATTTCCGCAACGTGTTCATGTACGCGCCGGGCGGGAAGAAGGACGGCATCCAGCTCATTCCCGTGTCGGAGGTCGCGGCGAAGGACGAGTTCTTCAACATCAAGAACGTGACGCGTGACGACCTGCTCGCCGCACATCGCGTGCCGCCGCAACTACTCGGCATCGTACCGAGCAACTCGGGCGGGTTCGGCACACCGGACACCGCGGCGCGCGTATTCGGCCGGAACGAAATCAAGCCGCTGCAGGCACGCTTCGCCGAGCTGAACGACTGGCTCGGCGAAGAGGTCGTGGCGTTCGACGAGTACGAGATTCCGCCAGTGCGAGGCTCTGAAGCAGCGTCGAGCCGATAGCAACATCGGAGTCAATTATTTCCTGAGAAGATTCAATCGCCGTTTTAAATGATCGTTTTCCACTATATGGGATATAACGGCTGACTCCTAGACTGTTCCTACGTCCTTTTCTCGTGCCTGAGTACGGACGATTTTTTACACCGGCCGCGGTCCCCCTGCGGCCGGTTTTTTTTCGCCCAGCGACGGCGCAAACCGAGGCGTTACAGCGGGCTGGCTCGAGTGGGGTGGGCGAGGGTCGGACACCGAGTAGCGAGAGGTACAGCGAGGCTGTCGTGCGGCCGTGCAGGGTACCTGGCAGGGTGGGGAGGGGTAGGGGAAGCCCGCGCCGCGCCGGCCGCTGCGCGGTCCCCTCCCCGCCTGCGGGCTTTGCTTGACGGGGTGGTTTTAATGCACCCACCTACTAGGCTCGGCGGCCCTTGTGGTGTGGGGTTCCGAGGGATTTGCGCTGCGCGGAAATCATGCGTTTTGATGCGCAACGATGCGAAATCGTGCAACCGTACGACCGTCATAGGCCGTTCGCTGCGATCACGCAGAGTGCCGTCGGCGACAGTGCTGGCTACATCGCCGACCGGTCAGGTTCGGAGGGTCATTTCGTTGGCAGAATAGAGTTGCAGCGCGCTACCGATGGCCGGCGCGTGTCGCGCTTGTTCTCATCCGACACCACTTTCTGGGGACGGGCGCTTCGCGAGGCCGATACCCAACCACCATCCGTGTCGCTAGGTCGAGCGGTCCAATACCGCAGCTTCGAAATTTCGATGAGCAGTTCATCCGACCGATCTCGCAGATCACGGTAGTTGTAGCGGTCGGCCACAGCGCGAATCGACTCAAGGCGCGCCTGCCAATATGCGGGATCGCGAATCGACGTCCCCAGCGGAAACTCGTCACGGCTCTTCGAAAGGGTTTGCAGGGCATTTTTTACATGCACCAGATCTCGTTCAATCCCAGCGTAACGATCACACATACTTATCCCCGTAAGCGTACTGTCCACAATGTCGCAGTCCCTGCTGTTCTGTCCCATAGGTTCGGTCAAAGGTAAAAAGAGAGCCGTGCCCCGTACCCCCTCCGGAACACGGCCCAACACGGGAAACCTATCGCTCCCGCGAGCCAACTACACAACCTTAAAAAACGCTCGATTCACAATTTCGTGCGCACCAATCGTCGGGTTTCGAATGATGCGTCGTGGGTCCGCACTGTCGGCACACGAGGTACGGCATCAGGCTGACCTCCATTTCTGTTCGCGTTCAACTGCGCGTCACAACTCACTTTCTTCCACGTACAGGTCCCCGCACACGATCAGCGAATAAGCAAAACGCGAACCATCGGCCGCAGTCGCTTGTGGCACGAGGTGCCAGGGTTGCCACGTGATGAAGAAAAAGTGGGGCGACATCGAAATGTTTCGGCCGTGTACCGTGAAATGCCGATTCCACCTCGTTCACGGGCCGCGCCCACACGCTCATGCACACGGGAAACGGAAACATCGGCTGGGAGGATTCAGTTCTGAAACGCCGAAGCTCGGGGTGTTGCATAGGGAAACCCGCGACGAACTTCTTTCGCATGTGCGATGCCGACCGGCTGCGCGATGGCTTCAATAGGGTGGCTCAGGCCGTGATGGCCCTTGGCGGACATGCTGACGCGTACCAGGCACCGCCCAACAGGTCGGTCGATCCTGGTTAGGCCGGCTCAGGCCCGGCGCGCGCAGTTGTGACCCCGCCCCACCTGCCCGCACAAATGAAAGGTTTTTATGCACTCATGCGCGCGGCGCTCGGGGCCGCCTGGCGCGGGCCACGCGCCGATCGGCGGGCCGATTCTTCTATGCACTTTTATGCGCCTTGGTTATGCAGGCTACGCGCGGTCGATGTTTCGTCGATCCGCCCTCGGCATCCTGATGCTCGGTGTGCAGCGAAGCAGAGCATCCTCCCAAGGTTACTAGTTGCCGCTTCGTATGCAGAGGGTGAGAGTCCCTGACATTGGTTAAGGAGGATCGTATGGCCGCCATTCGCCCACTGAATCGTAGAGACTCACCACAGGCCGTTGCCGAAAACCTCGATACCCGCGAGCCGCGCGACACCGTCACAACAATGATTGACACTGCGCACGTAATTGCCTCGCGCCTCGAGAGTCAATTGAAGGACCTTCACGGCATACTCAGTCCGGTGCTGCCGTTATTCGAAGAACCATTTCCCGAGCTAGTGGAGGAGCCGAGTCCGGCCCCCAAAGCCGTGAGACAACTCCATCATCTTTGCGATCGCATGAACGTCATGTCGAAGGCAGTGGAGATTCTCGCCCGCGAAGTCGCAGTCTAAGAGCGGGCGGCGCCTTGTCCGATTTTTAGTCCTGTCCTGGTAGCTTACGCACGATCCGGCAGCGTGCTGTCGGCATCGAGCGTTGGCGTGTGCAGCAGTTTCGCCTTGTACTCGACGAGCTGCTCGTCCGGCACATCGAAGCGCCGTAACCAGTCATCGCTTTCGGCAGTCGTGGCGAAATAGGGCGATGCCGAGCCCGGCTGGCCAATCTGCAACTGCCACACGGACGGCACGCGCACCGATTTGAGGGCCGAGTTCAGGATCACGTAGTTGGGCGGCGGAACGGGGGGAGCGTTTTCATCGTCGCTCGTCGCCGAGCCGGACTCAGGACGTCGGCCGGCCTGGATCACAGCGCCGCCGTTCAGATCGTAGAGCGCGTACCAGCTTGGAGGCAGTTCGTTTCGCAGTGTATCGAGCCCACCTGCCTTGTCGAGCAGTTCCTTATTGAGGGCGGTAAGCCAGCCGACCGTCTTGATGCCGTCACGCAGGCGTGCCGCCTGCAGTAGTGGTTCGCCAACATCGAGGGCGATCATTTGCTTTGCGAGCTGGTATTCCGTAGGTACGTTCGCCGCCGATTTCGCGAGACTGAGATTCACCGCGTAGCCGGCGTACCCGCTGACCGCGTTGAGCCGGCGGGCGAAGTCGACGAACAGCTTCTGAAACACAGCGGGGTTTTCGGCGACGTACAGTAACGATGTGGAAAATGTCAGCGTGTTTAGGCCCGCATGCGGGCGAGCCTCGCGCCAGCGTTGCTGACCGAACACCTGAAAATGCCAGAACCCAGCGTCGGCTGCGGTTTCCCCGGACGTCACGTAAGCGGTCAGCGCGGCCTTGTCGGAGTAGGACGTGAGCGTGCCAGAGGGTAGATTTCCGCTCTTGATCTTGACGGGTTCTTTGCCGTCCCTCCAAAGCCATTTCAGCTCGTCCTTCGCAATCTCGCGATATTGCTCGTAGCACTGCGATATCGCGCTGCGCACGTCAGGGTCCGCTGCGTTGCGGAAAAACAGCGCACCGCGCACGACGATGGCGGCACCGACATAGTCGTGTTTGTCAGTCGGCTCAAGCGCGCCACCGGGAATCAGAGCGTCGCGCTGGTGAGCCTTCGCGTATTCGATGAATGCGTTGTCGGTCATATCGGTTAGAGAACTGGAACGGGTACAGGGGGCGGCATGCCGCCTCCTGGGGCGGGGCCAGTTCCGGTTTGGTTGAGCAGTTTCCTCACCTGTCTGCCAATCGACGAAAACGCGTCGCGCAGCGCGTCGACGGTCGGACTGGTTGACTCTTCACCACCGTCGTCAGGGCAGCCGCAGGTCGACGGGTCAAGTTCGGTGACCTTTGCGTTTGGGCCAGCGATGTCCTGGTAATCCGCTATCTGCTCAATGTCTCGCTTGTCTGGTGGGAATTTCATTTCAACCACGCCCGACAGATTATCTTGCGTGGGTGGCTTTCCGGGGTCTTTGACGATCACGACGTCGGGTCGACGGATCCAGCCGACGCCGGGAACATAGCCTTCCGGGTAGTGAGCCTTGATCCAATTCGGAATAAAGCCGTGCGGCTCGAGCGGATTTCGCGACGACATGATTGGTGCAGGCGGGTACTCGTTCATGTTGTAGCTGACTTCGGGCTTGTAGATGCTGTCGCCCCTAGCGTCGAGCGCGTTCAGCTTCGTCGCCACACATGCTTGCTTTAATCGAGCGCCCACAATGCTGATATTCGGGCCACTCTTGCATTGGCAAAGCGCACCACAGAGTACTTTTTTGTCCTGTGGCCCGAGGTCGCCACCGAGATAGACCTTGGTCGTCGTTCCTTCGGTCGACATTCCGCCGGGGACGTCGTAACTCATTCAGTTTTCTCCCGACCGAATATTAGGGAGGCTGGTGAGTCCGCGTGATGCCACTGAGTGTAACCCTCGGCATCGGTCGTGCCGCTGATGGTTTGACCTTCGGGAGTTCTCAAGCTGTACGGGCTGTTTGCGGCAGGCAGGCCGTCAGCACCTACGACCTGGAACCGGCCGCGGTAACCCTCCGTTGAACCGTCCGTCTCGTGTAGGGCGGACATCGCGGTTCCGCCCGAGCCCACAGGAACGTTTGCGATGGCGCTGCCTTGGCTCGCTATCAACGACGCGCCGCATGCGGTCATGTCTCCCTGGAACGCCGCTCGGCGCCCATCGAAATTCATGCCGGGATTCTTGCTGGTGACGATCGGAAAGACACCTTTGCACTTCGGGCACGTGACCATCGTGCCAACGAACGCAATGGGCCGACCGTCGATGAAGGTGATTGCCCCAGATGACAGGACGGTGCCACCGTGATCCGTGTGATCACCCTCTCGAATGAAGGCGAAGCCCATGCTGAACTCCTATGACGAAATCCGCGAGGAATGTAGCACGTGCTTGTGGTGGGCAACCATCCTGTAAGAGTTACCGGGGCGAAACAACGGGAGATTATGTTTTCGAAATGAGATCGCGTAAGCCGTCTTGAATACGATCAAACGCTTCCAATGCATTCGCGGTTAGCCCCGCTTTCTCCGCTTCATCGCGCATGGCGCTCAGCTTTTTCTCAATCTTGTCGTCTTCGGCTCCTTCGGAAAATATCCGAAGAAATGTCTGCCAGAAAACGGCCGGGATTCCTGATATGGGCTGTTGAAGCAGGAGGTCAATGAACGCGGTCATTAACCCGCCGCGAGCGACACGTCCAAAATTTTTACCCTTGTCTTTGGTCGCCTCGTCATTGAACTTGTCGCCCTTTATCGGGTACGGTTGGGTGTGCGACGCAGTTTCGATACTCGCATCGGCTCCTTCTGCACCTCGGAGATGACTCCAATAATAATTCCGATGCTGGGCGGCATACCGTGCCTCTTCAATGAACGGGCGCAGAAGTTTTGGCGCACCAGAGATAACTTCATCGAGGCCCCAAGGGAACACAACGAGGAGATCCTGTGGCGCACAGACGGACGGTGACGCCTTGTATCGAAAGGACGGTTCCCCCTCTTTTGCGAGGATGAACCAGCCCTTCAACTCGATGCCCATGATAATCCGATCGCATTCCGGAACCCCCGGGGCGGTGGTCTGGAGGCGGACGTCCGGGAATACCTGAGCTTGACGTACAAACGAGTAGATTTCGTAGTGTCCCTCTGGATCCCACAGTTCTCGAAGATCGTTTAGGTTTTCGACAACTGAGGCTTCGATTGCTGCCCCAAGCGGCGTGTTCAAGGTGAACAAATCAGTAGCGCTGATGCCCGCAATGCGTAGTGATGTGCGGAACCGTGACGGCAGAGCATGCAGTGCATCCAACACGCGGTCATACAAGGCGCGATGCTGCCAATCACTCGCCGGGCCATTCGTCCGAGTCGGTTGTGCGACTGTCATGAAGCGAGCGCCAAGGTCGGAGTATTCAATTCGCGCTGGATCCGATCTGCTGCGGTTTCAAAATACTCCGCGTTTACTTCCGCAGCGTGTGCACGGCGACCGGAACGGAGCGCAGCAACTGTTGCTGACATCAATCCCCCGAACGGTTCCCAGACGACGTCATTAGGGTCGCTGGCCGCGCAGATTTGGCGTTCCATCAAAGAAAGGGGTTTTTGATTGGCGTGCATGTATCCGGTGCCATTCAATTTTTTCACCCGTTCACTGCCATGCACGGGCGGCTCGCTCCACACGTTGGTGCGGCCATGTACATGAGTCCACTTCGCTCTCATTCGATCCCACACTTCTGCCGTCGGCGAAGTTTTTCCGTCGATCGAGAAATACGGTCGAGTTGTTTTGCGCCCGTGCTTCGTACACCACTTCGCCATTGCCACAAGCGCGTCACCGGGCGGGAAGTACCAAAGATGGCATTGGGTCAGATACTTTCTGGTTGCCGCATTCTTGACCCCACATGCCGCGTTACTTTGTGACATCGGGAGGCCCGATCGCTGCCACTCATAGCGCAACCATTCCTTTAGGGGGATTTGCTTTCCCTCTAGAGTCGGCAGCGTAGCTTTACGTGTGTAGCGGACAGCAACCTCAGTTACCACCGGCAGTCCCCGAATGGTCTTCGAATTGACGTTGCCTGCGATATGAGCAATGCCCTTGTCCCAGATCACGGTCTCTTCGTACTGCCAGCCGTGCATTTCGAGCGCAGGGTGGGCCTTGGCCCATCCGATTTCGCTGTTCCAGAACCAAAGTGTTGTGAACGGTTGTGCGTGACGCGCCCACGCTGCGGCGTGGGGCGCATACCATTCGGCCAAGCCGTCTGGCGTAACGGGTTCCCCTGGGAACTTGCCGAGCCCGTAGGGGCCATCAGAAATAATTACCGTGGGGGGCAGCCACTGGTCGTATACCTGCATGGCATCGCCCATATACAGGGACGCGGGGCCGAGTCTGAGCGTTTGATCGTCGGCCCTAGCGATATTCAATCTTTTGTTTCGAGTCAT